GACGATATTGCCTTCGATTTCCAGCGTATTGTTCACGATTTTCGCCGCGACCATGCCGACTCGTGACGCCACCTTGTTTTCATGGTTCGCCAGGAGCGGTACCTGTTCCGGGATTTCCATTCCCGCCAGATCGACCACCACCGGGTATTTCCAGCCGGGGAGATTCATTTTGCCGCCGCCGTAAGCCAGTCCCATAACTTTCGGTTTGCCGCCATTGTCAGCAGCAGCTTCGATAATGAGAAATTCTTCCATGTCCTGTTTTTCCTTTTTTTGATTAAAAATTCACCTTGCCTTGCCACGCCCAGCCTCGCATTGCCCCGCCTAGCCAAGCAGCGCCTAACCTCGTATTGCCGCGTTAAGCTGTGCAGTATCTGAAAAATTATTTTTTTATTCGTCGTTCATAGCGTTGTCCTCCTTTTCGGCGTGGTTATTTCGTAAAAGGGTTATGTCTTCATCGGTCAGTCCGAGTTCCTGCATCAGCTTCTTTTCCCGCGCCGCCTGACGGAGTTCCGATTCCCAGTCTCTGCCCGCGAGGGAATATTCCAAAGCCAAATTTGTGGAATGATTTTTGAGCCGGATATCCTGAGCCCGGCTTTCCTTCATCGGATCGACGTGCGAATTGCCGTCCCAAAACCAGGCGTGCTGCGGCAGCGGATAGCGATAATTCATTTCGAATACCGGATGCAGCAGGAAATATTCCCGCAGCCAGGAGTGCAGAATCCTGTCCAGAATCACAGACGCGATAAACGACTGGTCCACCCGGATGGCCTTGAAATAAACCTGATGGTCAAGCCTGCCGCTGGCATAGTTGTAGCCGCTCGAATTTCCTTTGGCGATGTTGCTCGGCATCAGGATGCAGCGTACCGCTTCGTCAATCAGTTTGTCGACGTATTCTGCATATGTTGTCGCCGGTTGCTTGGGGTCGAGCTGCGCCATCTTCCAGCCGCCGGGCATGGTCAGGAGCATATTGCGCTCGAGTTCGACCAGCGCCATCGGATCGACTTCGTCAGCCTCGCCGTTGGGCGGCGCGTCCGTGTAGAGAATCCCGGAAAAATCAGCCGCCGCTTCGGCCGCTGTGAGTACCGCCAGCGTAAAGCGGCGCAGTTGCGAGAAAATCGGCAGCGCCGGAGTCATTTCCGGTACTCCCCGATGCTGTCCGGGACGATCAACGCGGAAGCAATGCAGCATGGATTCAGCAGGAATAGTCACCGCGTCGTCGTAACGGTTGAAACTGGCGCCGCCGGGGTGGAACTTCAGCACCCGGTAAAGGTCAGGATTGCCGAAACTGTCCATGATTATTCCGTCGACTTCGTATTTATCCATGCTCAAAGCGAATCCGCTGGCAATCTGATCTGCTTCAAGCAGCATCAAATCAAGCTGGATTTCGTGCGGGACTTTAGGGTTCGTTCCCATGATCCCGAAAGCTTCGCCGTCCTGGCACCTCGCCATCCGCATGGTGCGGAGTTTTTCCGGCAGCCGCACTGCCGCTGCCCATAGCATGAAATCCTGTTCAATCCGGCGGTTGAATACGTCATCCGAAGTCAGCATCTGCAATCTCGGCCCGGTACCGATAACGTCGTTCGCCAGCGTCAGGACGATGCCTTTCGCATACGAGTTATTGGAAATCTCGTACCGGGCCCGGTTGCGCAGAATTTGCCGGACTACGGGAGAGGCTTCGGCATCGGCGCTCAGGTTCCCGGCCGCTGCCCAGTGACGGCGGTTGTCGTGTGTGGTCTGCGCCGCGTCGAACCGCGCCGTCACCTGCCGGTTCCAGCCGGAAATCCCATGCGGCCTGAATACGGGCCGGGGAGAAGCTTTTATTTCCATCCTTCTGCCGTCAGGATAGTAAAGATATTTACCTTCTGGCTTCACTATTACGCGCCTCCCGGTGGACACAGTTTACTGATTCTTATTCCCAGACTTTTATTCTTCATGGCCTGTTTCGAGTTCAGATAGCGGTCCGCTTCGATCTGGTCTTTGATGGAATGCTGCTCGACTTTCTGTCCATCGCTTTCCGCCGATTTCGGCCCGGACGCGTTGTCTTTGATTTTCTGTTCAAGTTCGCTCATTGTAAAAATCCTCCACCATTTGAATTCTCATTCCGACCCATCTGGCTACGTTTGTGCAGAAACTGTTCCCGCAGGCTTTGTAGCGATGGGAATCAGGGCATTCTTCTTCACCTTTGCCGTTCCAGGCGATTCTGGTGTGGTTATCCGGAAAGCCCATCAGGCGTTCACACTCAACAGGCATCATCCGGCGAACCACGGATTTGTAGGAAACGCCATGCGGTGAAACTGTGTTCAAGGTGTATTGAATACCTTCTTTTACCCCGGTCCCGTTGCCGCCGTTTTTGACTTTGCGGTTGATGATGTTTTCGGCTATGGCGTAGCTTTTAAATACGCCGTAGTTGTCGCATCCGCTGCGCAGCGTCGGAGCCAAATCATCCTCGTACCCTATGCTCCCCGCTTTCTGCCCTTGCCCCGGCAGGAACCCGGCGACATGCAGCACTAAGCCCAAATTTCCACCGCCGGTACCGGCCCGGGCATTTATCTGCGGACACACACCTTCAGTCAGTTCCTTTATCCTGGAATCATTCGGATGGTTTTCGTAGCAGATAACCGGAGGCTGTTTATAATCGGTAGCCCGAAGCGGATAATGAATCTGTTCCTCGGTTTTGAATTCCTGCGGGCGGTTGTTCAGACAGACCACGGTTGTCGGTTCAGCGCCATTAACCTTGACTGTGCCGGATGCTTCATCCTGCCGCCAAAAGCCCTGTCCGGATTCACGGCAGATAATCGGAGCTTCATGGTTGCAGTTCAACGTGGGGGATTTCTCACTCAAAAGCTCCGCATTGCCCTGACCGTGAGCCATGCAAAGCATGCCCGTCTGGTTGCGGACCGCCCCGTCTTTGCACTTCGTATCAAGGGTGGCACTTACGTCAGATTGACGACCTCCAGCAGGGCCGACTTCAAATCCACAGGAAGCTCCTTGCCTCGTTTTTCGCTCCGGCGGAGTATTCCCTCGCAGGCTTTCTTCGTCAAAAAGTACCGCCGCGGCACGTTCCCAGCTTCCAATACTTCCGATAAGGAAGAGACGCCTTCGTCTTTGAGGAACAGCCCGTGAATACCCGTCCACTCGCACGAACTGAGCGTCAAGAGTTCGCCATGCCAGCCCGTATCCTCCGGGAGCGGGAGTGACGACGCCGGACTTCTTCCAGCCTCTGACGACTTCGCCGTTTTTCTTTCTTCTGAGCACAGGAACTTCAACTTCCCATCCGCAGAAAGCCGATAGTATTTCAGCAAAGGCCCGGCCATTGCTTTGTGACAGCATCCCTGGGACATTTTCAAGACAAAACCATCGTGATTCAAGGCGGTAAGCCAGTCGAGCAAACTCAAGCGAGAGGTTGCCGCGCGGATCATCAAGTCCCTTTCTAAGCCCCGCGCATGAATACGACTGGCAGGGCGGGCCTCCGATAAGCAAGTCGATTTTTCCGTCATAATCCTCCTTTGTGATCTTTGTAAAATCCCCGAGGTTCGGAATACTTCCGCCCTCCGGGAACTTGGCGATTTGTTTTTGCCACAGCTCGCGCTGCTTGCGTTCCTTTGCCGTGTCTGCTTCATCCGGCACCAGCACGCGTTTCGGCTTCGTCGCGCCGAATTTCTGCATCAGTACCGCACACGGAAATGGCTCAACCTCGGCGAAAAACGCCGGTTTCCAGCCCATCGGTTCCCAGGCAAGGGTTGCCGCTTCTACTCCACTGCAAATGCTCCCGTACCGCATTATTTCAGTTTCCCTTTCTTTTTCAGGCGGATGATGCCGTTGGCGAGAATGGATGCGACTTCCTGAAGTGGTGAGTTAGTCGTCTGTGTTTCTTTCTGCATAGTGCCTCCTTTGAGATTTCGACAGTGATTGCCTTTCCACTCTGTACATACGAGCTGGGAGCGAAATCCAGACCCATGAAACTGGGGGTGGAAGCGTTTTTAATGAAAATTTCTTGCAGGGAATGGGTTAAAAGACAGATTTACAGCCTTTTTCGAGGAGTCGATGGAGTCAGTATTTTGCGTTGGCCGGACGATTGACTTAATTGCTGGCGTTGATATGAGCCAAGGCTTATCCGCTTGCGCGGCCTGAGCGGTTTGCCGGAATCCCCGATGCCCGGCAGCGTCGCTCCCTGCATCGAGGCGGCTACCGCACAGCCGACCAGGCAGTCCAGCCAGTGGTTGTCGGAAGCTTCGGGGCGAAGTTTCCATTCGTCGACTTTCCTCCCGCGGCCTTCGGTTTTGACGCGGTATTCACTAGTCAGGTGTACGGCCAGAAGCTGATGGGCCAGCGCCTGGTTTCCGTATAACGACAAACATCCCCTGTCTCCCATCCCAACCGCAAAACGGGCATGAATGAAGCTTTTCCAGTAGTTGGCGTCGAACAAGGCATGCCGTACCGCCCGTTTACCGCGGACGTTAGGGATCATCCAGTTGTGGCCGACCCGGTCGCCAGGCTGTTTGCGGTATTCGCTCATCGGTTTCGAACCGGCCCCGACATAACGGCCGTGGCTGGGCAGCAGTATTGCCGAATGTGTGCTTTGACGGCAGAACTGGTAAACAACATCCGTTGTCTGGCCCCAGTTGGCGTCGATCAGGCAGCGTTCGATTTTCATCATCGCCCCGTCGTCGCGCGGCCATTCTCTGCTTAAAAGCTCATCCGTCAACGCCTCAAGCCCGGCATAAACCGAGCCTTCCAGCCCGGAACCGGACGCGGCGTCCTGCAAAGTCGGACGAGCGTCCCGCAGTAGAAAATATCTGCGGTTCTGCTTCGGATAGACGCCGTAATCCACCACATAGCCGGAAAAACACTCTTCCCATGCGGCCACCAGGTAATACAAAAGTTCCTTCTGGACATCGATGAACATTGTCAGGAAGGTTGCCCCGACCGGGATTTCGCCGCGCTTCATATTGTTGAGCTTGGCCGCGATTTCATCCGCGGTCATGATCACGTCCTCATTCATGTCCTCCGGCGCCGGTTCATTCTGGTATTCGCTCCGGAAAGCCGTTTCATCCTGGAACTTCAGGTTCATGGCATGTTGGAGCGCGGAGATTTCATCATGGTTGTACCGTGCTTCCCACGAAACTTCCGCACCGGCGTCCATCGCTTCCCGGTTTTCTTCATAGAATTTTGTCGCCGCCTGGAAATTGCCGTTGGTACGCAGGGATTCTGCTCTAATTTCGGCATACTTTTCCCAGAGCTTCATGTTGTCAGGAAATTTATAGACCATGCGCGTCTTTTCGCCGTTCCAGTCAGGGTGTTTATTTTTATCCAGAATGGTATCGGCCATGTCGCCGGGACGGATGATGGTGCATGGCATGACGCCGGAAATCTTCTGTCCCGGCCCCGCAAGTCCGAGGATGTCACCGGCAAGTACACGGATTCTTTTCCGGGTCTGCTCCAGGCTTCCGGCGCTTTCACTGGTTTGCGGATCGTCGATAATTACTAGAGAGGGGCGCACATTCCGGCCATCGGAACGTTTGTATTTCATCCCGCGAATACGCCCGGTAATCCCAGCCACCCGGACAATGATGCCGCTGGCCCGGCTGTTTTTAATAGTCGGCAGGACGATTTCGTTGCTCGTCCAGGTAATGCGGGTACGCACACCCAGGTAAAGTTGCCCGGCACAGCGATTGGCAATTCCGTTAAGCTGATCTACCGGGAAACACACCTCAGGAAAATCCTCCGCCAGAAGTTCGTTTACGTCCAGCTCAGTCTTGATGCTGTCGAGAATTTCCAGCGCGGCGCCTTCAGTTGCCCCGATTAACGCCACAAATTCGCGGTGACCGTAGAGCATCGCCCACAAACAGGCGGCTTCGGCAAGTGAAGTTTTACCTGTACCCCTCGGGAGCGCCAGTGCGAACAGCCCTCCGAACAACACCGCTGTTTCGATCTTGGTGATTACTTTGATGTGATCTTCGGACCAGTCCAAGGAAAAAGTATCCGGGAAGTAACACTCGCAAAAAAGCCGAAAATTGCGCTCGCATTCCGCTTTTCGCCGAGGATTACCGACTTCCGGCAAGGGGCCGATGTCGCGGCCTAACAAGGATTGGTTTGCCTGGCGCTGGCGTTCGGCATCCCGGCGTTCTTCGTATGAACGCGCCGAAGTTTCGTCATGCTGTGTATGTTCCTGATCAAACATCCAGGCGATGTATTTGAGCAGGTTGATGTTTCGCGGGGTTCCGGAGGATGCGATACGGAAGCCCACGCGGTTGAAATCCCGGTAAATCCGCGCCTGCGGCAGCACGAAACCAAGTTCTGTGGAATTTATCAATCGCGCCACTTCCACCGGGCGCATCGAGGACGGGTTAATTTGCGGCATCGTCAGTATCCTTTGCCAGATAAGCGGCATAGTTTATGAGGTTGAAGGTTCCATCGGGATTTACCGGTGCGCCGTTGGCGACGTCTTCTCTGACCGTATCTTCCGAAGCAGTACGGCTGCCCGAACGTTTCAGGAGTTTGACCAGGTCGGAAATAGGCAAGGCCGTAAGCCTCAGTTGCGGGGAGCTTACATTATCCATTCATCGTACCCCCATTCATCCACCACATGACGGCTATTCCAGGCGACAAACAAACGCCAATACCTGAGGAGCGAATACCATGGTTTGCTTATTTGAGCCAGGACTATCGCGTTTTCTCCCAGCCTCCGGTTGGCGGCATGGAAATTCTGCTGGCTGTAATAGTCAAGCGGATAAAAACGTTTTGTGTACTGAAATTCCGCGTCATGGATCAGAATCGCTTCCTCGGCAAAGCCCAGGAGCCGGGTGAGAATTTTCCGGATTGCTTTCGGAGTATGGTCTCCGCCCGCGCCGTTGTAGCAGGTGGCCAGCTCGGCATCGCTCAGA